AATGAAAACTATTCACGCAAAGTCATTCCCTTCATTGAACCAGACTATTTCCACGATTCATCTGATAGGATCCTCTATGAGGAGATCGCTCAGTTTATCGTCAAGTACAACTCTAGCCCTTCCAAGGAAGCTCTTGGTATTGAGGTAGAGAATCGTCACGACCTTACAGAAGGTGACGTGCAGAATATCCGTGAGACTCTTCTGACCTTTGATGAGGTTACTGGTACTGATGATTGGATGCTTGATTCCACTGAGAAGTGGTGTAAGAAGCAAGCCATCTATAACGCCCTTATGGAGTCCGTCAGCATCGCTAACGGTGATAGTAAGACTAAGACAGAGGATGCTATCCCTAGCATCCTCTCAGGCGCTCTGGGGGTCTCCTTTGATAGTAACGTCGGACACGACTACATCGAAGATGCCTCCGAGCGTTTTGACTTCTATACCCGTAAGGAAGATAAGATTCCTTTCGATATCGAGCTACTCAATAAGATCACCAAGGGTGGTCTAACTAACAAGTCACTCAACATTGCCCTAGCTGGTACTGGTGTTGGTAAGTCACTCTTTATGTGTCATGTTGCCGCTGCTTCATTGATGCAAGGAAGAAACGTTCTCTACATCACCTGTGAGATGGCTGAAGAGAAGATTGCAGAACGTATTGACGCCAATCTACTCAATGTAAATATCCAAGATATTGCTAACCTACCCAAGCAAATGTTTGAGAGTAAGGTTGCTAAGGTGTCTAAGAAGGTTCAAGGTTCCCTTATTATCAAGGAATACCCAACTGCACAGGCACATTCTGGTCACTTCAAGGCACTTCTAAATGAGCTACAACTCAAGAAGAACTTCCGCCCAGATATTATCTTCATCGACTATCTAAACATCTGCGCTTCCAGCAGAGTCAAGGCAGGTTCTAATGCAAACTCCTACACACTCGTCAAGAGCATTGCAGAGGAGCTTCGTGGTCTAGCGGTGGAGTTCAACCTACCCATCGTCAGCGCCACCCAGACGACCCGTAGCGGCTATGGAAACAGTGATGTGAATATCACAGACACCTCCGAGTCTTTCGGGCTTCCAGCGACAGCTGACCTTATGATCGCGCTTATCTCAACAGAGGAGTTGGAGGAGCTAGGTCAAATTATGGTAAAACAACTCAAGAACAGATACAATGATCCCACCATCCACAAGCGTTTTGTTGTCGGTATTGACCGCGCCAAGATGCGCCTTTATGACTGCGAGCAATCAGCTCAGGATGATATTATGGGCGGCAGTAAAGAAGAAGAGTATGAGCACGGTCAAGATGCTTCTTCGTTCAAGGAGAAGTTTGCTAAGCTTAATTTCTAGTCAATAAATAAAATAAGACTGTAATGTATATCCGTGGCTTCTCTCTCCGGCAATTCAACTAACGGTATCCCAAACTGGGATAAGTATGTAAAAAACCAAGCAAGTCTTGCTACCGTGAAGTATGACCTGGAGAAAGCCGCGTTCTTATATAAGAATGTCTCCAATACAAAGCAATCTGATGTAATAGGTCTATTACCAGTAGGTACAGTAGTAAATATAATCTCCCCCACACAATATAAAATCAGTGTATCTAAGGAAGCAGGAAAAACTTCAACAAATAAACCAGCAGCTAAGGTTAGATATGATGGAAAAAGTGGTTATGTGCTAATTACTGCTATCAGAAAGCCCACAAAGGCACCTGATTCGGTGGAAAAGAGAACAATTGATATAACACAAACAACTCTCAACGCATATAAGCAAGTTTCTGGTATAGGAAGAGGACCCAAATCAGGCATCAACATTGAAGTTGAGGGATTTGGGGTCATCCAAAATGTTGCTACGGTATCAAAAGTCCCTCAAAGGGTGAATAATAGGGAAGCAAAGGCAGATATTGTGTTGAAGGATACGAAAGGTAAGCCACTTCTTTACGTATCACATAAAGCGGGTGGTGGAGCTAAGGCTTTTCAACAGTATGGTGGTATATCTAAGAAGGCAGGGACCAAAGCCAATCCTGGATTGATCTATAATGACCCAGAGACTCAGCAATACCTGTCTGATCTTTGGAAACTTTATCAGGATGCTCTAGCAGGAGCACCCGATTATGGTCTAGCTAATCCATTTGATGAGAAGGGCATCTTGAAGTATGGTAGAATCTACAGGTTCGTGAAGTCAGATGACCTTATTGGTAAGTCAGTATTCGGACCAGACTACGGTGGAGCATTTGGGATTGATAACGTCAATCTAATCGGTCAAGGTAATTTCATCTTCAAGCCGTATATGAATGACGTCCAAGACATCTCAATCAGACTCAATTTTGAAAACTTTGAGATCAATGGAGACATCTCTGAGTTTAGGAAGGGTGACTATCGAGCTATCTTCATATCTAGAAGTGCTTCAGATAGAAAAACCGAGACACCATTTGGTAATATCCCTAAGCTCAGATCTGGTATATTCAATATGTCTTACCTCTCTGGTCAATCTGAAAATATTGACGCACTGCTCTAAACCTGCTACAATAGATCCATCGCAAGATAAAAAACATTATGAGTCAAGTCGATTTCAACCGCTATCTAGAATTCGTAGATGGAGTTACCAGTGAGCCATCACGTGATAGCAACGCTTTCATCTACCGTGTCGAAGAGCTTGCTGGACAAGGCTGTGATATCCAACGTCTCCTAACCGCTTCTGTGGGCGTCTGCGCCGAGGGTGGTGAGTTTATGGAGATCGTAAAGAAGATGGCTTTCCAAGGCAAGCCTTACAACGAAGATAATGTATATCATATGAAGCGTGAGCTAGGTGATATTATGTGGTATATGGCTCAAGCCTGTATTGCCCTTGATGTGACATTCGAGGAACTGGTCGAAATGAACGTAGCCAAGCTAGAAGCACGCTATCCTGGTGGAAGCTTCGACGTTCATAACAGCGAAGTTCGTGTTGAGGGAGACATTTGATGAACCTAGACACCCTAAAGGATAAGCTAGGTGGAGCGTGGTATGATACGTGGTGGATTGCGATCTCCGAAAGGTTTGATCCAATGCCCGAGTGTCTACGATGTTGGGAACCAGACTTCTTTGAATACATCAATGAAGGTTGGTTAGATATGTACTACGAGCCACCAACAGAGGCTGAGATGAAAGCTTCATTTTATGCATCAATCACTGTAAATAGCAACCCGTATTACAACGAGAAGTACTACGATTATGAAGTTTGACTTAGATCT